ACTACTCCCGACAATATCCGGCCTACTGGATAAGCTGATACCAGACCCCGAAGCGCGCGCAAAGGCGCAGCTTGATCTGCTGAAACTGCAGCAGGACGGCGCATTCAAGGAGCTAGACGCTTCAGTCTTTGAGATCTACAAAATTATGGAAACCGCACAAAATGACACCGCACCAACTAGCCGGCCAGACAGCGAAAATGCTTGGGCTTCCAATTGAACTCGCCAGAAACCGCACCGGACAACAACAGCGCGCATGGCTCAACGGTTACGCAGCAGCCGACCGTGTACGAATGGAATCGCGCGGATCTGTTACCACCAGTAGGCTGCCCGCTCGTCATCTGCGTTGATGGCGTAACGCTTAGAGCGTCACGTATCAGTCACTTGCAGAGCAGGGGCGGGCAAATGGACTACCGGCTAGCGTCAGGTTGCGTAGTCACTGGCCGGTATCCTTGGAGTTACCCGTAGCTATGGTGGCGAGTTGTCGTCGTCATCATAGCAGCGGGAATCGTAGTTAATCGCGCTTACACTGCACCCATTCCCACTAGGCGAAACCTCGGTGATCAGCGCCGGATAGTTCCAGCGGATCAATGGCCCGAAGTAAATGTGTGGCGGCTCAATCGTCCACGACAGATCCGGCGTAAAATCAGGTTGCTCAGCAATCGTCAGCCGATAGTCGTCAATCCTCGTCGCGGTAAACGGTCCGGATAGCGTGCCGTCTGGCCGGCGCAACCCAACAACATGCGCGCCGCCTGCCGACCAGTCTAGCGGCTCGCTTGAGCGCAACACAGCACCAGCACCCATCACCGCGTAGTCTTCAAGGATTGCGCTCTGACCGTACCCTGGCACGTCATCCAGCAGCGGAACATACGACAAATAACCGCTGTTCATTGCGTCCAGCTCGGTGTTGAACGTATAGCCCCAGCGGCGATACCGCTGCGCGCGACGTTTGCGCATACCGATACGCCATGCGCGGGTTTCATCGGTTACGCCCGCAATGCGCATTTTTTCGACACGCTGCCCCAGGTCACCCGGCAAACGACATTCGACAGTCGTCCACTGCTTGTTAACCGAGTCGAAGTATTCAACGTCAACCCCATCAAAGTCGTCAACGTCAGTGGAAGAAAATTGGCGCACGAGCGGACTGGTCATGTTCTGCGGGCTGTACGCCTGCTCAAAGACCGTGCGCGGCTCGTCACGAACTGGTTTGATCAATCCGCGCTCAATGGTCAGCTCAGCGAATCCGACGGCCAGAGCGTCGTTAATAGCGTCTTTGACCGTTGTCCTGTCGTTGATTGCGTCGTCGTAATAGTCGCCGCGCGCGTCCCAAATATCGCCAAGGCGGTGCAGTTCTGTAAGGTTTATATCTGCGTCAGTGTAGCCGACCGACTTAGCGATATAGGCCACCCACGGTGCGATGCTACGCGTGACCACTGGAGCGCTCCAGCTTGTACCGTTCCACAACGGCAGCTTGCGGGTTGCGCGCACCGAAACCAGAGATTCAGATTGTGCGGCGATACGGTCGCCGGTCACGATCCGCAGCGCAATCGTCGTAAAGTCTGGATAGCTCGTCGGCGCATTGAGTTTTGCGCGCAGGCCGTACCATTGGATTGTGTCCTGTACGTTGGTCTTTGTTGACTTCGCGCCGATACGACGAACGCGCACTTCTGGCTGATAGTAGGATGCAAGGTCAATTGTTTCAGTAAACCCGATTTGATCTAGAGTCTTCTGCGTGTACGTCTTGATAACGCTAGACCACGCACCAGCGGCGGCATAGTCGCGGTATTGAATTTCGGCTGTAACTGTCCAGTCTGCCAGCTTTCCGTTATCCACATAGACCCGCACAAGTCCGTTAGGAAACATCAAATCGGCTTCGATCTTGTTGGTTACTTCGCCAGCAGGACAGGCAACAAACGGCCCGAGCCATTCGCCCTCTGTGCTGTTTTCGTCAAGAACAATGGTGGCGGTCGTTGACGTGAGAGCAGCGAAGCCAAGCCACGGCGTATCCGTTGCGCCGGCAGTTGTTAGGCGCTCCAGACTAATGGTCGAAGTACTGGCCGCCGTAATGCGATACCGAAACCCGCGCCAGCCAATGCACATGCTGAGCGATCCAAGCGACAGCGACGTGGCGGGGCTACCGTTTGAGTAGTTAAGCGTCATTGTTCCGCTAATGCCGGGAACTATGGTGTCAACGATATACAGTCCGGCATTAGGGCCTGCAATCTCGATTAGGTCGCCCGGAGCAAATCCTAGCTGATCCATATTGCCGGTGATGATGTCGCGCAATCCTGCGCCACCATCGGTAACGGTGTACGGATAGCGCACGTCAATTTCAGCAATCATGCCCGACGCCCAGCCAGCAGGAAACTCGCCGGCACCGGACGGAATAGTGACGACGAACGCCAAGAAGTCATAAGCAGATGCCGCTGCTACTGGGTCAACCGCAGTTGTCGTGACAAGTGTCATGCCAGCGGTCCCGTTAGACGTTGCCCCCACCTCTTTGCTGCTATGCCACCAATGCGAAGCCGAGTTGCCGCTAACGTCAGCGCCAGGCGGATAGATGTTTAGCTCAGCCTCGGCGCCAAGGGAGATAACCGGAGTATCGCCAATCAGTACGCCAGACAGCGGAATATCAAACTTGCCAACGCCAACGCAAAGGAGCATTTCAATAACTTGTTCGCGTGGCGCTGCAAAGAAACGGTGCGTAGGCATTAGGTAATCTGGATAAACCGGATACTGGCCAGATACTTCGCGCACCGGACTGTTAAGTTTTGCGCTGTTCCCCTTTACCGCCGACTCTGATAGCCGCTCACCGGACGCCGACCCTTTGTTGCTCATTGTCGGAATGCGCGGCATAAAAAGACCGGTGATGAATTTCATCGCTGCCACGGCTTGCACGGCCATAAATACCGTTTCAAGGCCTTTGGCTTGCGGGTAAATGCGCACGGTGTCCTCTGGCCGAAACACGGTAAGCGGCCAATCTTCAGGCGGCACAGGTGCACCGTTGATTGTCAACGTGATGGGCGGCGATTCGCGGCGCTCATACTTGGCAGACGTGGTTGTTAACCAATCCTCAACGGTTTGCGCCGTAAAGGTTTCGTGACTCTCTAGCGGCTCGCCTTCAAGCTGGCTCGGAAAAATTAGGACTGTCACGGTAATAAACCACCTTAGAAAATGGCGCTTCGAAGTCGGGTATGCGCTGCCATCGACAGCCTGACTTTGCGCTTATGTCCAGCACCGCTAGACGGCCTTCCAATTCTACCACTACACCAACGTGAAGCATTAGGCGGCCAGTGAATACCATGGCCAGCGCCCCAACTTCTGGCGCGCACTCTTCAAGCTCTTTGGCTTGTTCGTGGTACGCCTCAGTAAAGGCTCTCGGCATGGTGTTACGGATATGTCCCCATGATGGCAGAAGGCGCTTTCCGTAGATCTTGTGGCGCACTTCACGGGCGAGCGCCCAGCAGTCATAAGCACCACCTTCGCCGCGTGCGCCGTCGATATATGGCGACTGCAAGTAGTCGTTAACCCATGAGTCGCTCACAAGTATTTCAACCCTGGCGCATTCTTGGTGGTGTACAGCAGTCGCGGCCAGGCTACGTTGATCAGGTCGAAGAACCCCGCACTTAGCTGCACGGCAAGCTGCTCAATCGAGCCATTCTGCACCGTCATGCGGTAAGGCGCCTCAGCAGGCGCGCTTAAGTCGCTCAACAGATAGGTGCGCAGCGTTGCCGATACCCTTGCCTCTGCTACCATTGCCTCATCAATCTTGGCCTGAGCCTCGCCGTTCACGTTGTCGATAGCAATGGTGATGTTTTGCGCGCCACGGCTGTCCTTTTTCGGCAATGCCACGTCAATGGCCGCCGCGATGAAGGTCAGCGTACGCGCGTCTTCCGTGACGCACGTCTGATCTTTGAAGCCGTTGCAGATTAGGATAGGCGCCGACCACGCTGGACAAGTTAGCTCAAGCGTGTGGATAATCACGTCAGGGCCGGCGCTGGCGTAGACTTGCTCGAGGACTGTCATATGGCGCCTAAGATAAACGCCAGCAACTCGTCGTAGCGAATACCATAACGGTCGCCCGCTAGAACTTCAGGCGCCAAAACAGCACCCTCTTCGTCAAGCTGCGCCGGCTGGGCCTCCCACTCGTCATGGCAGATAATCGCGTACTTCGTGGCGTCCAAGCCTTCATCGGCGAATGCGGCAACCACGTCCTGGGCGATAACCCCAAAGTGGGTGCGGGCATCGTCACCCTTAGAAGCCACCGCATCGTTGAACTTATACGCCCGTATTAGCTTCTTGAGTCGTACAGCCGTCGCCCGCTCCTTTTCTGACAACTCCCTGATCTGTTGCTTCTGCCGGCCATCTGACGTGTTGATAGCGCCAGTGCCGGCGTAGATAACGGACCATCTGAGCGAAGCGATCCCGCAACTGACCGCGTTATCTAACGACGGGAATACCGCCACGCCAGACAAGAGCTGTAGGCTATTTGCAGATGAACGAATAAGCCCCACATCCGGAGTTGCTGACCCGCCTCCGAATGTTATCCTAGGAGTGCTGTAATTTATAAGGACGCGGTCAAAAGTATCTGCACCAAGCTTCCCACGGTGTGTCTGTGCAGTTTGCTTAACCGCATAGTTAGCTGTTGTCGCAGCCTCTGGACGGCTTGCCGCTTGCTGGATTCTCCATATCGGGGAGTCATCCCCGGCAGCGTTCATCATAATCTTACCGAGACCAGTAGTCTCTAACTGCTGTCGCGACCCGATTACTTGGTTATAATTCCCATCTGCAGATCCCGAAATATCATATGTAAAAACGATACTGGAGGACTGGTATCCACCGAGAATAATGTTATCCGTGCCGTGACCGGGTGCGGTTCCGGTATATAGAACCTTAGGGGTTGTAGCTTCCCAGCGTCCCTGTTGGATCGTATTATAGGACCCGCCGTTCTCAACGTGATATTCGGGGGTGTCGCCCTCCACGCTAGGTTTGATGAATAGGTTGTTATTGCAAGCGCTGGTCGCCTTGTTGATTCTAATGTGGCGAGTCCCGGCTACGTTAGTACCCTCATAACTGTTGAACCTGTATCGGCCAGCAATGTAGATGTTCTCGTTAACCCAACCGAGAGTGTCCCCCGGATTCAAGTCGAGGTTGATCCGGTTAGTATCAAGAGTTTTAAGCAAAAAGGTTGTGTAGGCATGACCGCTGCTGGCGCCATAGGAGGTACTGAGTAGCCCGGTATCGAAACCGAATATCGTACCTACCTCAACAAAACAACTATTTAGGTTGACGGTTCTTACCCCAACCCCCGCTCCCGACCACCCCATTGCAGGTTTATCGACGTTAACAATATTACGCGGCAACTTGAACGTCAGCCCAAATACCGGGTCTGTTGGGTTCGCTGCGCTGCCGGTGGAAAGCTCTAGGCTGATAGCGGGTTGCCCGTAGAACATAAAGTCAGCTTGCGAGAAGTCGCAACCACACTTGATCACAACTTTACCGGTAAGACGGAATTCGCCATCTCCGTACACAAAGGTATTAGCCGCAGCCGCAGCATCAATAGCGGCCTGGATCTCCGTGGTGGAATCGGCTACGCCTGTCGGGTCGGCACC